TTAGGGCGCGACTCGATCACCTATCTGATTGCTAAATTAAGTGTCAGACTCGGGATCGCGCCACAACAATTATTAGAGCTAGATGAAGTAATGCTAAAGAACCTAATCAAGGTTCTACAGGATGAAGCAAAGGAGATGAGAGATGCCAACAGAAGTCAAAGGCGGCATCGCTCTTCGTAAAGCCTTAAAGAAGTTCACACCTGATTTAGCCAAAGAAACACAGAAAGAAATTGCAGGATTACTTAAGCCAGTTACCTCAAAGGCTAGGGGTTACATACCAGCAACATCACCTTTAAGTGGATGGGCAAAGCCAGCAACAACAGGGCGTTTTCCACGTTATTCAGGTGGCGATGCCAAACGCGGTATTGGATATAAAACAACTCCATCAAAGGCTAATCGTCAAGGCTTTCGCGCATTGGCTAGAATCGTCAATGCTTCTGCCGCTGGTGCTATTTATGAAACAGCAGGTCGAGTCAATCCTCAAGGGCGTGTACAGGCAAAGCGCAAGGAAGTAAGTATTCCTGGCATGAACTCTGTTTACACAACTAGCACAGGCAAAAACTTTGGCAAGAGCAATAACCCTAATGCTGGTCAGCAATTTGTGGATGCTATTGAAGCTACTGGCACAATAAAGAATGCTTACAAACGCGAAACAGGTCAAGCAGGTCGAGCATCACGCAAGATGAAAGGTCGAGCAATCTTTCGTGCTTGGGCAGAAGATCAAGGCAAGACAAACGCAGCAGTAATTAAAGCAATCGAAACTTCCAGAGATAAGTTCAATAAAGCGGTGGGGTACAACTAATGGCATCAGCAGATGTAAGAATTGATATAGCCGCCGAGTTCACTGGCAAGAAGGCGTTTAAGCAAGCAGAAACGACAACTCAGAAGCTTGAGAAGTCAGTATCTAAATTGGGCAAGCAACTACTCGGAGTCTTTGCTGCTGGTAAATTACTTTCATTTAGCAAGCAAGCAGTTAAGGCATTTGCAGCAGATGAAAAGGCTGCACGATCTCTTTCTCTAGCATTAGCCAATACAGGCAACGCTTTTGCAGCCATCGAGGTTGAGAAGTTTATCGGTGATTTACAACGCGCTACAGGTGTCCTAGATGACAACCTACGACCAGCCTTTAGAACCCTTCTAACAGCCACAGGCGATGTTAAAAAGTCACAGGATGGCTTAGCTCTAGCCCTCGACATCGCAGCAGGTACAGGCAGAGATTTAGGCGCTGTGTCTTTGGCACTTGCAAAGGCTTATGGTGGTCAGACCACAGCTCTTAGCCGTTTAGGTGCAGGTTTATCTAAAGCCACTTTAGCCTCTGGCGATTTAGATTTAATTACTACAGAATTGACAAACAAGTTCAAAGGTCAAGCACTCACTGCTGCTGAAGGTTATGCAGGATCGATGGCTCGCCTAGCAGTTGCATCTGAGAATGCTAAAGAGATTATTGGCAAAGACCTACTTGATGCTATGCAACTTATTGCTGGCGAAGAAGGTATCGGCGGAGCAACTACTGCAATGGAAGGTTTTGCCACTCAGATTGGTAATGTCATTTATGGCATCGGAGTTCTGACTTCTAAACTTAACTCGCTGCCAGTCCTTAAAGATTTATTTGGCGCTATTGGCGATGTTGCTCAATACAACATAATCGGATTGCTAGGTAAGTTAGGCTCATCTACTAAAGCCAGAAGCGCAGGTACTCCAGCCCAATCCCCAGCAGAGCGCATGGCTATTGATAAAGCCGCTAGGGATGCAATCAAACTTCAAAAGAAACAAAACGATTTAAAGAAGATTGACAATGACAATACGACTCGCAAACTAACCCTTACAGGCGATGAACTAGCTCTGAAAGAATTGGAAAAGAAGTTTGACGTAGAGCGCATTGGATTATTTGCAGCTTTGAATCAGGCAACAGATAGCGAAACACAAATGCGATTGAAGTCGCTTATTGCTATCCATGACCAGAATGCAGCCCTTGCAGGTCAAATCATGAAAACCAATTCAGCAGCTGATGCTATGGAAAACTTTGGAAAAGCCATGTTTGGCGCATTAGATGTGATGCTTAATTTCGGCAAGTTTGCTCTAGGAGAGCGCGATACATTAAGAGCAATGGGAATAGGTGTTACACCAACCTCACAAGGTTTTCAAGCCTTTACGCCTCCTACAGGCGGTTATGAGGGCTTCGGTAGTGGCATGAGTAATCTAGGCCAGAACAACTATGGCGGTCTAGCAGGTGCAGGACAAGCTGGCGGTGGCGGTGCGCCTGTGGTCAATATCAATGTGGCAGGTTCAGTCACTACAGATCGTGACTTGGTTTCTATGGTGACTAACGCCATTTACAACAATCAGGCCTCTGGCATCCCAATTAACTATTCGACAAGTTATGCATAATGGCATTACCAGCAACCCTTTCAGTAAAGATAAACCTATCGGGTGGAGCATCATTCGGTAATCCGTTTATCTTGGGTACTTCACAGCTAGGCTTTGCTGAGCTTGCTTCTGCTATTCCAGTTATCGTTGATGTTTCTGCTCAGACTACTAATATCTCGACACGTCGAGGGCGAAACCTTCTGCAAGATAAATACGAGTCAGGACAGGCAACTATCAGAGTTGTTGATCCAGATGGTGACTTCAACCCACAGAACACATCTAGCCCCTATTACGGGCTATTACAGCCACTTAGGAAGATACAGGCATCTGCTATCTATGGCGGAGTTACTTATGGCTTATTTGGCGGTTACATCACCGAATATCGCTATACCTATCCGACTGGACAGGAATTGGGATACATTACCTTCGTTTGCTACGATGCATTCCGCTTGATGTATAACTCCAATGTCACAACCGTTACAGGTGGCACAGCAGGACAGACAACTGCTCAGCGCGTTCAATCTATCCTTACCATGATTGCATGGCCGCCAGCATTCACCAGCATTGGCACAGGCGCTACAACTTGCGTGGCAGACCCTGGCACAACTCGCACAGTCCTAGAGGCAATCCAGACTGCTGAGTTCACAGAACAGGGCGCGTTCTATATCGATGAGAATGGCGTAGCAACCTTTAAGGGTCGCCAATTTGTTTATGATGCTCAAGCTGCAAGTCCAACAGTATTTAATCAAACTGGCACAGGCATTAACTATGCAGGAATTACCTTTGCGCTTGATGACAAGACAATCGTAAACAAGGCAACTGTGACCCGAATTGGTGGCACAGCACAAACCTACTCAGATGCGACATCTATCGCTGCTTACTTCACACGATCCATTACAGCTACAGATATGCTCATGCAGACAGATGCTAACGCCCTAGCTTTAGCAACTGCTTATGTCGATTCGCGTAAAGAAACCTCTATCCGTATTGAAACAATCACTTTAGACTTGATGACTCCAAGCTACACAGCAGGAGTTACAGCAGCTCTTAGCCTTGACTTTTTTAACACAGTAGATATCACCAATGAGCAACCTGGTGGATCAACTATCCAGAAAAAACTCCAAGTCCAAGGAATTGCTCACAACATTACCCCTAATACTTGGAGTACCACACTAGCGACCCAGGAGCCTTTACTCGATGTTATGTACTAGAATTGACCCTATGAAAGAGGTGTGCTAATGGCTGTCGGACTTCCGCTTAAAACGACCTATGCAAATGGAGATGTTTATTCCGCATCGGATGTTAATGATACAAATGGCACAATTAACGCTAATGCCTCGCCTTACGCTGCTGGCAAGAATAAGTTTTTAAACTCTGATTTTGGAATAAATCAAAGAAACTTTACAAGCACAACAACAAATAATACTTATGGGTTCGATAGATGGCTCTTTGAAACTTACCAAGCCACAGGTTCAACTACTTATTCAACACAAACCTTCACACCAGGAACAGCTCCAGTATCTGGCTATGAGGGTAAGAACTTTGCGAGAATAGTTACAACAGGACAAACAGGCATAGATGCTTATTCAATTTTGCAGCAGCGAATTGAGGATGTACGAACCTATGCAGGTCAGACTGTAACTATCTCTTTTTGGGCTAAAGCGGCGAGTGGTACTCCATCTATCTCAACTGTGGCAAATCAGGCTTTTGGTACAGGTGGCAGCCCATCTGCTACTACTCAGGTGGCTGTTGCTAAGACTGCTATTACTACATCGTGGGCGCGTTACTCTTTCCAATATGCAGTACCTTCAATTTCAGGCAAAACTATTGGAACAACTGCTAACACATCTTATTTAGGTATTTACTTTTGGTTCTCTGCTGGTACTGCCTACAACGCACCAACAGGTTCTTTAGGTATTCAAACTAATACTTTTGATATATGGGGTATGCAGATTGAAAACGGCTCTACTGCAACTCCTTTCCAAACAGCAACAGGTACAATCCAAGGAGAATTAGCCGCTTGTCAGAGATACTATTTCCAAACAGATGCAATAACTGGTAACGATGCTGGTTTGGCTTGGTTCTTGGGATATGACACGGGACAAGCGTTCGGAATTGCTCCCATAACAGTTTCAATGAGGGTTGCTCCAACAATTACAATATACAATAATGCTGGAACTGCTGGTGGAGCAAATGTCCTCGGTAGCGCAGATGTCACAGGAGTAGCCGTAAGTCGCATTTACAAAAATGGATTTAATCGCATATCCAAAACAAGCGGATGGGCGGCCAATAATCAAATTGTTTGTTGGTTTAAGGCAGAGGCGGAATTATGAAACACACATACATAGAAATTATTGACAATAATGAAACTGTGGGCATTTTGCGTTCTGATGGTGCATCTATTCCATTAGATCCTGGCAACTCTGACTATCAGGCATATCTAGCGGAACAATCCACACCGATGGTGACTGATGAAGCCAATCCTCTGTAAGGCTGGACAGCAACTTCGTGAGCAGATTGATGATTCCTTTCCTGACCGCGACCGCAAAAGTGATGGTTGGATAGGCGATGCCAAGCACTCCAATCGTAAGAGTGACCACAATCCCGATCCGTCTAACGGAATCGTCAGGGCTATTGATGTGGATAAGGACTTCGACTCACGCCCCAGCACAGGTGCTTATCTTGCCGACCAAATACGCTTATGCGCCAAGAAAGACAAACGAATCGCATATGTTATCTACGCAGGAAAAATTTCCTCAGCTAAATCATTTTGGCGTTGGAGAACTTATTCTGGCATTAATCGCCACGATAAGCATATCCATATCAGTTTTTCTAAAAAGGGTGACAAAGATTCTTCCTTCTTCCAAATCCCAATGCTAGGAGCAAACACATGAACATGAAAAACCCTCTCATCCTTACA